CATAAATCCTCTCATATATTTATAGCACCGGCATTAATAAAAATCTCATCTACTTGTTTATCGGTAAGACCTAAAACAACTTTTATAAAATCAACTGTAGGGCTTTGCCTTTCCGTTTTACTACCATAATCCCACGCCCTTTTTGCTATTGTCTTTTGTGGATCTGATAACTGATCTAATGCCTGACTTACTGATTGCTCTAAATTATTTATTGCAAGTATTGCCCTCAATCTCCATGTTGGAACTTCAAAAGGCACATTTTCAGATTCTGGAATTATTTCCTCTTCATATTCAATTGGTTCAATATTTGCCCATTCAGGATTTGATAATTTAAATTCTGTAACCGCTTGTAAATTTGGAAAGTCTATTGAAGTACCGCCTTTTACTAATTTATATTTTGTCATTTTAATATTTTCTATCTATTGTTATGTAATCAATATTTACCGTACGTGCATTAGATCCATTAGTTTTACGAATTACTATGTGTGGATACATCCATGTAGCTGGTATATTAGTTGTATGTGTTGAAACAAGGCTACCGTTTACGTAAAATTCAACCCTTGTATTGATAAATTTAATTTGTAGTATTGTCCATGTATTAGATGCAACCGCCGTACTACTTGTTGTCCATGTTCTGCTACTTGTATTAGCTGTCATTGTTTGCCAATTGGCAGATGCCGTACTGCCTGTTGCCGTTCCTGTCAAATCATAATAAAAACCTATACCATTAGGTATAGCAGATGGGGCGTAAAATTGTGCAATTACATCTATAAAACCAAAATAACAATAATACCTATCCGTTCCATCGTTTAAATTTGGTATTCTTATTCTTGTAGTAAAAACAGTAGTTTGTGATAATGGCTCTATTGTTGCGGTAACTTGACCATTAGTTGAATGTCCAATAGCAGATGAACCAGCACCAGTTGAGCCTGTATTTAAAGTAAACACGCCGGTTATTCCAGAAATATTATTTGCTGAATATCCACCATTCTGAGTGCCCCAAAAATATCTTTGCCCCGGTAAAGCAAGCCATGAACCACCAACACTACCCAAACCCATAAAATCCTCTATTTCATGATAACCTGTAGATACTTGTGAATAAGCTAATGAACTATCTACACCAGTCCATTCAATACCGTTACTATAATTGCCTATAAGTTGATATGTAGCCGCCGCCACATTTGACCGCAAATAAGGCGAAAGCATAGCCGCTGTATCACTGATATTCACCTTTGCATTATTCTGAGAAATAGTAGCATAAGTAGTAGTTGCTATATTTGATCGCAAATAAGGACTTAACATAGCAGATGTATCGCTTATATTTACCTTAGCATTATTCTGCGATATTGTCGCATAAGTTGCAGACGCTATATTAGAACGTAGATAAGTCGAAAGCATCGCCGAAGTATCTGAAATATTTAACTTGCCAGTAATGTCAGCAGACTTCAAATATCCTTGAGTCCAATGCCTATAATTTAGCAACATGGAAGCAGTATCTGATAAGTTCAATTTTAAATTTATCCTATTACTCAAAGAACTTGTATCTGTTGATGCGCCTACCTTTCTCCATTGCGTCCCTGTCCACGAATAAACCGAACTATCTGCCGTATTGTAACGTAATGCACCCGGCCTGCGACCAATTGAAGCAGTAACAGTAGGAATCAATAAAGCAGAGTCAAAAGCACCTCCCCTCCATTTGTAATAGTTGTTAAACTGAGTATAAAGTACTCCGTCTATTGTCTGTCCTTTTACCGATACAGATAATAGAATTAAACTACAAAAGAATCCTAATATTTTCGCCTTCATTGACACCTCCATTTATTGTTATTGTTTTTGTTGTTGCATTGTGTGAAATATACCTCCGATCAGACCGCACCACATAAGTCTGTAAAATGCCATCGATAAAGACAAAAGGCGCAATAGTCAACTGATTATTTTGATACTGAGTATCTCCCTGCACCATTGGTTGACCGCTACCCACTATGAAATCTGCAACTGTCATAAATCTATTTGTGTTAATATATACGAAATTGCCATTAGGAAGCTCATAATTTGAAGGCGCTTGACAAGCATCATAGATCATAGGAACTTTCAAGTCTATCTGAAAAGTAACACCTGCAAGCACATCTTCCTGACCTTGCCTAAAGTACTCAAAACTCGCTGTTCTCTGCATCATCCATTCTTGCTTGTCCCATCCTATTTGAGCCAAAAGATCATGTCCAATCAGCTCACAATCGCTTTGCATTTCAAGCTCATCCATGTTCTCTACATGGTGAATGTCAGCAATCGTCACAATAATGCTGTATGTCTTTTCCTTACCGCTCACCACACTATTATTCAAAGTGTACCAGACAGCAGGATAATCGACATCTTTGTAATCGAAAACCACAAAGTCTTCAGCCTTTACGTGCTTTGCTGTTCGCACTTGCTTGTGAGATGCTGCGATTGTTATCAGCTTTTTTATTATTTGATTGAGTGTTAGACTCATGTTTTTTAAGGTATGCTTTTAAAAGCTTTTCAGTTTTCTTTGTATAACTCATCGGCAACAGGATAAAAATTCGTAATGATACCATTTAGGCACGTCTTCTTTTGGTCTTTCAGTCTTACCTAAATAAATACCTATTTCATAAGCTGAACGCTTAGGAACAAAAGTGTCTACCCTGCTTCCAGGATTGATGTACTCTTGAAACTTTGTGCCTGTTCCTGCTTCCTGAATCAGATAGTTAATCAGTCTTTCTAAGTACCATTCTGCCCGATTTTTATACTTTGCTTTATAGTCATCAATCTCTGAAGCACTTACAGCCTCGCTGTTCTCTGTTGTTTTCCTTGTCAGTCCTTTGTTCCATATCTGATAAGACAGGCCATCTGCAAGCTCTGAAATAGTAAAGTGAATCATTGTATCCCGAATATAATCCTTTAGCAATGTCTCTTCATTCGCTGTCAGATTATCGTCATCAATTCCATCCTGAAGACGCTCGTAAAGAGCTGTCCCAAGTACAGGAAGCAGTTGAATCTCCTGAACAGTTTTGATCTCTGAAACGATCATTTTGCTGTCAATGTTTTTATGAACAGGAGACCTTTCATAAATATTTTCAGGACTGATAAAAAGAATATCTCTCATTTTTTACTTTTTACGCATTACAATATTTTTCACCCATTTGTGCCGGCAGGAAGGCGAATGATCTCCACTTGGCTTTGTCCACCAACCGCCTCGTCTATCCCATACGCTATAACCCATTCTCCTGCTCATGGTTTCGATTTCCGCTCTTGACCATAGTTTATCTAACTCAAGCAAACGAGCGCAAAATGCCCTGTTTCTGTCATCCTGTGGGCCTTCGTAGGAATAGAATATCTTAAAGTTCAAAGTCTCTGGAGTCTTGTCAGTCTGTTTTGCAAGTGGTTCGGTGAGCGTGCGCTCTATCACTTCATCAATCCCTACCCTCACAATTTTAGTATTTATCCTTCCTTCATTTGTCAATCTCTCAATTATTGCCTTTGCGCTTTCAACCTCGATGTCTAATGTTTCAGCAATTATTTCAGGAGTGATCCTTTTGTCTTTTCTAAGTAGGTCTAAAACATTTGCCTCAAGCTGATTCACCTCGTTAAATTCCTGCGAAGTGAAAAAAGCAGGTATAGTCTTTAAAATAACATAGTCAGACTTAGCAACACCACAGGAGGCAAATTCAGCTAACAAAAGTTCATCCTTTTCCTGTGCGTTAAATTCCATCGGTTCATTATCAATCGACAGCATGACATTGATTTCGTCATCTGATAGACCTAAGCTGCTTTTCAAAAGTAACTTAGCCTGATCCTGACTGATGTCACCTTTCTCAAATTTGCGGATAATCCTTGTCAGACTTTGCCATTGCCGGCCGGTCAGATTCTTTAAATTCTCATTGACAGCCTTAACTTCAGCAGATGCCTGTGAAGGAACAGCCTCCGATGGCACGCTTTCAGGATACTGATTAGGATCTATCCCGATCTTCTCAAGCAACCATTTTTTAGGTGCGATCTGTAATAAAGTAGACTCGCTAAATTCAAACCCGATAGCTTCAACAGCAATGATCTTTGCATCAACACCTGTAATCTCTTTAAACAGCAATTCTAAGGCCTGCTGTTTGTCATTTGCATAGGTAGCTTTGAATATCTCATAAGCCTCTCTGATCTCACTACGACCTCCTAATTGACCCTCAACACGAACACCGAACAGCATAGGACTTACAACCTGATGACCGGCAAAAAGCTCCTGCTGAATGCTTTTAGCAAGGATATCGAAATGCTTATCTAATTCAGTACTGCTAAGGTCATCTAACTGCGGACGCTTGGCAGGGTCTTTACCAAAATTCAAAACGATGTTTCCAGCATTCTCACTACCTGTAAACTTGCTCTTAAATCCTTTCTCTATCTCTCTTTTCTCCTCCTCACTCGGTATGCCCTCAAAGAAGCTTATCATCTTTGAAGCAAACATTCCGTTTGTGATTGTGCTTAGGTGATATTTGCTGATTTCAATGTCTGTCTGAATAGCATTCAAAGCACCCATGTAACCGGGATAGCTGTAAGTCTCAACACCAGGCCTGTATTCTTTGTAGTAAAGTATCTGCGTCTGATTGCGAAGCATCTTCACATCTTGATTAGGATTGTAAGCCAAAAAAACCTTTGGTTCATCATTCTTTTTGTAGCTCTCCCAATCCTTAACGAAAAACTGCGTATTGTCTTTATTGCTACGAACTTTATGATAAGGCACATGATAATAAGCTCCGATCTTACCGAGTTCATTATACTGAACCTCAATATAGCATCCACCGAATACCTCAATATCAGTAGAAACCTTTTTAAGTAACTCATTTGAATTCTCATAAGCATTTGCCTGTGTCACATTATCAAAGCCTTTGCCGACAATATAGTTCACCTTTCCGAGAACGATACCGTTATGCTTACTGCTTTTATTAAACATATTGAGAAGCATATTCGGGAATTTGTTGTCCTCACCGAACATTACCCATCCCTTGTTTGGAAGCTCCTTCATTACAGGAACTTTAACATCAGCAAACTTGATAAAAGAGACTCTATTCTGCATCATAAACTTTGTAGCTTGTAGGATTATTATATTTAGTTGTAGTCACATCCTGACCATCTGAAAGGAACATTAAACCTGTCTCCACAACAGCACCGGCAAGCGCTTCATTTGTATTCGAAGGACTTGCCTGCTCATATGCTGTATAAGTGTACCAACCCTCCTCTACATTTGCAAAATAGGTATTGACTACCAATGCAAACTGATTGTAGCGATCCTGATATAAACTCTGATCTGCACTATTTACAAGCACAAACTTTACCTTATCATTTGTAGTCCTGCTCTGAAACACCATAAGAAAATTTGCATCTAAGATAGTCTGCTTTTCTTTAAGCGTCAAAATTAGCGTTTCAGTATTTCCTTTTGTGAGCTTTATCATTCCTATTATAAATACCTATTAACAAAAAACGCCCGCCTAAATGCAGGCAGGCGCTTTACCTATTCTTCATCAGTTATCAACCTGCAGTTTCAAGTGCAGCAGCTACTGTGCTATTTACTTCATAAAGTTGATCAGGTTCTTTGCCTGTGAAATTCAAAGTATATCCTGAACGATCACCGAAGGCTGTACCGCTTCCGCTTTCTGAAGCAGCCATGTCAATACCTCTTTGTTTGCCAAGCATCCAATATTTATTGTTGTTGTCTTTTACAACTGCTATCAGAACATTCTGAGCCAACAGTTTCAGCTCTGTGTTAACAGATGCAGAAAGCTTATTGATAACGATTGTCAGACCCTGCTCAAAAAACAAAGTTCCGTTTTCCTGAGATATTTGCGGATTGTATGTAAAGTTTCCTGTTTCTTTTGGAAGTTCATATTTCCAGAAACGCTTACCGCTTGCCTTAGTCAAACCTGTAACCACACCTGATGCAGTTGCAACACTTGACACGTTGGCTTTTTCAATGAAATAAACTTCGGTAATACCGCCTGAACTGTCTTTACAGTCTAAGCTATAACCTGATGTGAGTGCGCAAGGCATATTTATTTTATTTTAAGAAGGGAGGAGTTTTATCCCCTCCCTATTGATTAACTAATTAAGCTTCAAACTTAACAACCTCGTCCATGAAGGCGAACTGCACTCCGATCTTAAACGAAGAAGAGAACTTCACGTTACGATCGTCTTGGCTGTACCACATTTCAAAGTTGTCCTCTTCACCCTGAAGATCAACACCTAAGAAGATGTTTGACATTCTGAAAGCATAAATGTCGCTAGTATCAGTCAGACCATGAACAGGAACTACGCTGTATCCTGTACCTGGCACTTTGAATTCAGCAGCAGGAGGAGTGTTTTCACTTCCGGGATTGTAGTGAAACAAATTAGCATCTACATAAGCCTGAACAAGAAGATCATATACATCCCATCCGCAGAAGATGCGAACATCTGTTTTTCCTTTGATACGTGCAGGAAGAGCTTTGATGACTGCAAGAACAGCACCTTTAGCTTTTGCAGTTGTATCAATTAATGTGATAGGAGCGCCAGCACCGTAGAATCCTGTTACGTTAGCATTTACAACAGTTGAAGTAGCATCTGCAACCAATTGCTTAACACCTTTGAACTTATTTAAAAGTCCGTTAGTTCCACCGTAACCGCTTCCTGTTGCAGTCCAAATAGCAACTTCTAAAGCTTCAGCGATCTTACCTGCTTTGCGAGCTGTGTACTCTTGAGCGAAGATCATGCTGTCATAGTTAGAACCGGCAGGAAGAGCTTTCTGTAAGTAGTAAGCCTC